TGTGTTTATATCAACGATATCTTGTAAGATGGTTGGTATGTTAGCTATTTCATTATTGATGTTATCTAACGCTGCTTGTAAGCCAGAAACTTGTGATATAGATATGGTTGAACCAGTAGTTAACACATCATTTAAAATACCTTGAATGTAATCAAAATTATCATTAACTTTATTAAAAGCAATATATAGAGAATCACCTTGACCTGAATTTGGTGGAGTGTTAGTTATTGTTTGAATCATTATCTTTAGTATTTGTTTTTTCTATTTTAAGAATATCTTTATAGAATTTATCAAGTTTAATAATATAAGCTTTTTTAATTCTATATTCTTTTTTATTTTCGTTTTGGTCCATATTAATTTTTAATATTAAAATCATTCGCACATGTGCGAATGATTAACAATTATCTTTTTTAGTAAGCCACCACCCGCCAACGTTAGTGTATTTTGAATTATTGCAAGAAACTGGATATTCAGCCAATGGATTTAATTTAATCCATTTTAAGAATTCTCTTTCATAATGGAATAACATTTTTCTTGAAGCTTCAATCATAAAATTTAATTCATTCTTATCAACTGTTTCTGATTGTTCTGTTTTTGTTTTAACAATACCTGTATTGGCTACTTGATATGCACCGTAAGCCAAATAGTTTTCACAGGCTCCGTGAATAACCATTTCTTTCACATAGTCTTCATATAATTCTTCATATAAACCACTAAGAGTTCCACCTGAAAAATCAAGTTGAATTTTAACATATAAATCATTACCTAAGATTTCTTTTAATCTAGTCTTTTGATAATCTTTTATCGCTGGAATCATTCTATCAACATCGATAGAACCACCAAGCATTGTATTTTTGGTTAACGTATCTGGGGTTAATAATATTACTGTTGCCATTATACTGTAGTTGTATTAGTTGGTGTTGAAACTCTTAATTCTTCATAATCGATAAATTCAAGTTTCACATTAGGGTTATTTAATTTTAAAGCTTTCTCAATACCTTTGGTGATTATTTTTCTCATTGGATTGATTTGTGAACGATAAAGTATTTTCAATGATTGAACCATTTGGTCCGCTTGTGAACTAAAACCTGATGGCATTGGTAAACCAAATAACGCTGGGTCATTTACTTTATGAGCAAGCATAATTTTTTCTTTAGCTTCAGCTGAAAGAGTTTCGAATTGTTGATAAGCATCAGTTATTTCAGTTGAATCAACAGTTGTTTTACCTTCAACAGAATCATTAAATGAAACGATTATATTACCAGCTTGAGATGTACCTTGTACTTTAGCCATAATAGCTCTAGTAGCTTCTTCTTGAGCTTCATCAGTCCATTCTTTACCTTGATAGATATTAACTACTTTACCAGCAGCAAAGTTATTCTTGATGTGATTGATGTAATAGTTAGACATTTCTTCTTCGGTACCACAAAATTGTAATCCTGAAAAGTAATCAGGTAACGCAAATAATGGTTGAGGTGATTGTCTTCTTATATAAAGCAATTCAGTTTCGTTATTTTCACCATATCCAAAGGCTGGGATTTGAAAAGGTTTGAATGTTGTTTTATTTTTCCAATCAAAACAATACCAATATCTTTCAATATTATCAGATAAATCAGCTTGATTAACAATAGCTACAGACTTTGTTGGAATATAAACTAATTTAGCTACTTTCTTTTCTAATGAATAACCATAGATTACTTGTAACACACCAGCACCTTGAGTTTTAAAATCAGTTACGAAGTTTCTAAGGTCTTCTTCTGATAAGATATCTTCTAATGTAATTGAACCAGAACCATCTGTTAAACCATCACCCATTATATAGTTAGAAAAGTTATCAATAATTGCTTGATTTGTTGGACTACCTAAATAACAATCCTCAACATAATAGAAGAATGAGTTATCTGTTCCGTTGGTAACGTATTTATTTGTTTGTTTAACCAATACGTGTGGGTTTGGTCTTACATAGTTATTAAGTTGAATACTTGTTAATTTTTTCATATTTATATTGTAATAATATTGTTATTATCTGGAGTGTTCATTTTATAATCTTGGATTTCAGCTCTATCTTTTGAAGTTGCAAAAGCTTTTCCTCTCCAAAGAAGACTTCCATCTGTTTTATTAATTGTCACTTCAAAGCTCTCTGCTTCTTCTAAACCAGTTAAGTTAAATGATATTGTAGATAAACCATTTAAGTTCGTTACAAGGCCTGTAATTGTTCTTGAGGTTTGTTTTAATTCATTCCAGAATATCATTTCAACTTCATCAACTTCTTCTCTCATTGTAATGATAAAAGTTTGACCAGAAACGCTTGTATTTGTAGTATCAACAGTAATGGTTGTAGAGTCTACTTTAATTAAAGTTGAATCAACTGTTAAACTATTTGTTGTATTTATATTAATTATCTTCATATCTTTTTCGTATACTTAATAAATAGTTTTTTTAGATATTGCTATAAAAAAATATGGTTCCCCATGGGGAACCATATTAAATGTTTTATATCTAGTCTTTTATTGATTAGATGTTATTAGAACTTACCAAAGCTTTCAATGCAGTTTTAGCAGCGTCAGTTAAGTAGAAGATTGGTTCTTTTTCCATACCAACTGCGGTCATAGTGTATCCGTTTAATGAATCCATTGTACCACCGATTGCTGAATTTGTTGAAATCTCACATCCGTGTTCAATACCCATTAAGAATATATCACCAGAATTAGCTTCTACGAAGATTTGAGGTCTACCCCACGCCATCATTTTAACTTGGAATTCCATTTCTTTACTTAAACGTGTAAGAATAAACGTAAGGTTTTGGGTAAAGAATGTAGTACCATTGTCTCTTGAAGATGCACCATCTTGTGAGAATACGTTACCACTATTTTTTAATTCATATTTGAACACTTCAGTTAAACCTGAAAGGTCTGTTAAAGTTTGTCCAGAAACAGTTGAACTTGTTACGTAACCATAGTCATCGTAGTTAGCTAAATAAATAGCTTTTAAACCTGATACAGCATTTTTACAAGCAATTTCGTTCTTTCCTCTTGAAATATCACAACTCATAATTTTATATTTTTTATTTTTTTCTTGTTATTTTATTATTAAAAAAGGGTAGGTGAAACCACCCACCCTTATTTAGTTATTAATGTTTTTAATCTTTATTATGATTATGGTCTTGACCAAACAATTTCAGCACCAAAGTAGTAAGCTACACCAGCGTTAAAGCTAATCGTTGCTTCTACCACGTCATCATTAGATGTATCAGATTTATCAGTTAATTTAACATCGTTAAGGTCAGATTCAAGACCTGTACCGAATGCAACATTAGGAATTCTATACGCTACAATGTTAGAACTTGGTAACGCACCGATTGATTCAACTCTAACTCCTAAGAAGTCTAACTCTTTATCAAAGTTATAAGTATTAAGACCTTGAGCAGATAAAGCTTGTTTGTAAGCACGTGCAACTCCTGGAGCTACAACCATTACTAAACCATCTTCTTCCATAATTGCTTCTGGGATTGCGTTGTAAACAGCAGTCATCGCAGAGATAACATTTGCAAGAGTTACAGTTGTACCAGTAATATCGATAACTTCAGCATCAGCAGCGAATTGAGTTAAGAAACCGTTCATTTGAGTAGAACCGTCATTACCATTCCAGATGTTGTTATCTAATGATTTACCAAAATCAGCAAGAATTTGAGCTAAGATAGCTTCTTGGATTGTAGTTGGGATACCTTGAGAGTTACCAAAATCACCTTCGATTTGAGCTTGGAATGTGTTTCTATAGTCACCTTTACAGTGCTCAGAATCCAATCTAAATCTTTTAGTTACTAACGCTTTATCAACGTAAGTTTGTGTACCAGTTGGTGTAAATTTACAAGTATAAGCAGCAAAAGTATTTGAGTGAGTCATTTTTGGAAGAGCACCTGTACCTAAGATATTTGGTAATACAGTTACCAAACCTTTGTTTAAAGTATCAGATTTTAAAAGAGCTTGTCCTAAAATTTCTCCAGCTAATGCACCATTGTATCTTGAAGTTACAGTAGTAGTAGTGTCTAATTTAATTAATTTTTTCATTGTTTAAATTTTTATTTTATTATTTTAATTGTTATTTTGTTTTACCAGCTTCGATTACTCTTCTGATTACATCCATTGAAGTTTCAACTTTAGGTTCAGTACTCATATTAGCTTTAAGCTTAGTAGTGTTTGGGATTCTAGATAATTGTGTTTTTAAATCCTCATTCACTGAATTAATAGTTTCTGATTGTTTTGTTAGAATTTCAATTTGTGCTTCAAGCTCTGCAACCTTGTCTTCTAAGACTTTAACGTGTTCTTCTGGTGTTAATTCAGTTGGTAAAATATCTTCCATTTCAACGTCAGTTGTTTCAGTTGTAGCACTTGTTACTTCAGTTGAAACTACATCTTCCATTTGTACAGTTTGAGTATCTCCTGAAGTAGCATCAGTTGGAACATCTTCCATTTCAAGTGGTGTTACGATATCAGTAGGCATTAAAGTATCAGTAACTTCAACAACAACATCTTTAGATACGATAGTACCTTTTTCATCTGTTACATAGATAAATCCATCATAAGTAAATGAACTTGAAACCAATGGTTCTAAAGCACCATCAACATCTTTGTATACTACGTTATCTTTTTCAAAAGCATCAGCAGTTAATGTACCCATTCCTTCGATTTCGATTGAAGCTAAGTTTTGTTCTTCAACAAAGAATTGGATAACTCTTTTTAATAAATTTGGTTTTTTCATTGTTTTAATTTTATTTGTATTATTTTCATTATTATAAACTACATTCATAGTTATTTTTTGTAAGTCTAAGAAACTATCAATTGAGAATCCTTTAGCTTTTCCAGTTTCAATATATTCGGCCCATAATTCATCAGATAATTTCCTACTTACCATCCAAGTACCTTTTGGTAAATCAGAGAAACCTAATGCATTTGATTTATCATTTTTCGGGTCCTCAACAATCCAAGATTCAACAGTAGATATTCCTTTAAGGAATTTGTCAGAATGATTGTATGTAGAATTTTTTTGATAACCTTTAATAAGGAAATCTTGAGATAATCTAAGAATGGTATTTTCATTGAAGGTTAAGTTAAATTCTTGCCCTTCCATATTTCTATAGATTTTTTGATTTGGAACCAAAACAACACCAGTTAAAATCTTTTTCTTTTCAGAAGACATTTTAACCAATTCTTTTTCTTTTGATAAAGTGATAAATTGAAAACCATTTGCTGGGTCCTCAACAATACTAATAGCGTATAAATCACCATCAGTTGCATCCTCATATCTTACATCGTATAAATCCATAGTCTTTGTTTAATTTTTTTATCATTTCGCCCATGAGGGCGAAATGATGTATTATGTTTAATAAATAGTTTTTTAATAGTTTGTTATAAAAAGGTAGAATTTTGAATTTTATTTCTATCTAACGCTTGTTGACTTGAAACTTCTGCTCCAACTACATAAGCTTTAACTGGTTGTTGTTGTTGATTTGCAATTGTTTCAGCTAATTGATTGGTAGATGATTGTCCAACAATATTAAATTGAGCTTGTGGTGGAGTTGCTGGAACTGGTGTTTGTC